GCTCGTGGAGTTGGACGGAGTGGCCGGGTTACCCATTCGGAATTTTCATCGGACAAGCAACAGTTCATCGACTGGACCAGGGAAGATGCCGATGCGGTTCAGGAACTTGATGAGGACAGAGCAATGATGCGCAATATGCTTCGCACTGGTATTGCCTCTATCACTGGCCGCCAGAGGGAGATCCTGCTTTTGTGGAGTGATGGCCTGAATCAAACCACCATTGCTGGACGGCTCGGTGTTGATAAGTCTGCTGTTTGTAGGACCCTGAAGCGTGCACAGTACAATGTAAAACAACTCACTGAAGCCAGGATGACAGTAGAGCGGTTGCGGGACGATAACAAGTTGGATGTGTCGGATCCAGAAGTGGGGAAAGTCATCATATCGGCGCTGACGCCTCACCAGGCTGTTTGCTTTTATCTGTACTACTCCGAGCGGATGTCAGTACGGGAGGTTGGACAACTGCTGCAGATTGATCATTCAACCATTGTTCGGACGATACAGCGGGCTCTGGCGAGAATCAGCGATGTCCTTGGAGATAGTATCAACATCTTGGAGAATGTGGAAGATTTGGATGACCTGGTGTTTTTGATCTACTGTAACCTGCGGGATAGATATGAGGATCTTCCGCCGGTTGTGCAGGATCATATCAAAAGGACTCCTTCCGCTGAGTACATGGCTCATGATAGAACTTCACATAGTGATGAACATGGTTCCATACGCAAGCCAAAACTTCAGATCCGCACGAACCGAAAGCAACCGAGGGGCACGCTGCAGTATGAGCAGCATGGCCGCCTGTATCAGATGCTGCAGGAACAGTACCGAGAGGTGAAACTGGCCGGCCGTGTTAATCGTAATCGTTGGAAACATCCTATTGCTCGGTGGCTTGTGGCAATATTTCAGGTCATCAGTAGGCCCAAAAGACCACTGTAGGGAGGGATGCAGGTGTGGAACAGAATGCTGCATTTCCTCAAAGGCTTCAGACCTTGCGTGAGAAACAGCGCCTGAGCCGGCGCACCTTGGCTGAATTGTGTGGATTAAGCAAGAACATGATTAGTCTGTATGAGAGAGGAGAAAAGGCACCGTCTGTCGATGCGCTTATCAAATTGGCTGACTACTTTGGTGTATCCATAGACTTTCTACTTGGAAGAAAAAATTTTTAGAGTGCCCACCCACGGTGGGCATGACTATAAAAATTTGTGTTATAGTCATCTTGGAGACCTCCTATCAAGCCGCCCGGCTCCGAGGCGGCAAGAATATCGGGCGTTTGCTATTTCTGAACACTGAGTGGTGGTGATATGCCGAATGAACAGAACCTCATCCCGTTCAATGAACGAACAGAGGAGGAACAGAGAGAAATACGATCTTCTGGTGGACGTGCGTCCGGCGTGTCCCGTA